CTGATTCTAGTCGTTTTAAATACTTTCTCTGCTTTGGCAGATCATCGTATTTATCCTGAAGACCAGATATATAAGCAACAATATCCGAGCGAGTGTATTCACTCCCTTGGTGTTCAAATGTATCATCTTCTCCAGCTAACCAGTTCTGGTAAAAGCGGATATTATTCTTCGTCTCCTTCTCAATGCTTTCTAGCTCGTCTTCTGTAGTGACCGTTGCTAATGCATTTGCTGGAGCGATGACAGTATCCAAGCTGCTTGATAGTGCAGCACTCTTACTTTCTAACTCGCTTTTGAGTTCCTTGATTTGAGAGGTTAATTCTCCAATTCGCTTACCACTACCACTGCCCATTTTCTTAGCTAGCTCACCTAATTTCTCGGGGGGCAAAACTTCCATGGCCTGTATAGCGATCTGTGAACGAGAGTCATCATCCAACTCATCCCAATCAATCTGTGAAAGAACGCCTTCGCTCCCCTTCGCTTCCTCAGTAGTTTCCTCTGGCTCAGTTTCTTCGGTTTCCTCTACCTCGGATGCATCCTCGGTAGTTTCTTCCTCTACAACTGGCTCAGATTCCTCTTGCTGCTCTTGCGTTGGGGTTAGCTTTTCCACTCTCGCCTGACGAATTTCGTCCAGCGTTTGGGGTTTGGCTTGTTCGACTGTCAATGCTTCTTCTGTTGGGGCCGCATCGTTACCCGTGCTTTCGGTTTGATCCATAATACTGATCTGCAATTTTACGCCCGCAGTACGGCGATGAGAGTATTATAGCATGTAGCTATTTTTAACGGCTTCGACTTGCTTGCATGCGACGGCGTGCAGCTTGTAGTTCCGCTTCTGTGAAATACTTGCTTTTGCTTTTCTTGCTTTCTGATCCTCCGCCGAGTAGCTTCTTGCCAGCGTACTTAGTTCCTTCGTATGCTGCAATGGCTCCCACTGGGGACTTGATTACCTTCTTTGCCTTTTTAGCTACCTTCTTTGCTGTCCTGCTAGTCGCTGCCTTCTTGCCAGCTTTGTACCCAGCACTACGTGCGGATTCTCCAGACTTGGACTTGGCTTTGGGCTTGGATGATCCCTTGGAGTTCATGAACTTCGCTTGGGCCTCCTTGAGTGCCTTTTCTTTGTTCTTAAAGAAGTTGCCCTTGTAGTTTGCTGGTCCCTGTACTGGCTTGCCCTTCACGGACTCCGCTGCTGTCTTAGGTCCCTGCTTTGGTCCCTTGGGAGCTGTCTTCTTAGCTACCTTCTTGGCCGCTACCTTCTTAGCTGGTGCTTTCTTGGCTGGTGCTTTCTTAGCTACCTTCTTGGGGGCCGCTTTTTTTACTGGTACTTTCTTAGCTACCTTCTTGGGCGCTACCTTTACATCATTGGCCCTCTTTGCGGCTTTACTTAATGGTGGCTTAGGTTCACCGACCTTTGGCTTATAAGCAGCTTTCTTAGCAACTACCTTCTTGGCCGCTGCTGGTGCTTTCTTATTGAGCCCAGTTTTGGCGCGAACGTTTTTAGTTGACTTGGATGCTGCGTTCTTGCGACCAGCTAGGGTCTTGTAGGGTGTATCTGGGCCTTGAACTTTCTTGCCCTTGGTGGCCAGTGCATTCTTTGAATACTTTGCGGCTTTTTTTGCGCCCTTAACGGCGGCCTTAATAATTTTTAGTCTGGACATTATATTGCTTGTTGGGGTTAGCGACGACGAAGTGAGCGCTTGGACTTAACGTATCCAACCTTCTTCTTCCCAGCAGAAACGCTGAGGGGTGTCTTCTTTGCTGTTGGAGTAGAACTAGCTGCACGGGGCTTTGCCTTTGCAACTACACTCTTTGCTTTGTAGGGAGCAATTTTAACGGTTGCTGTTTTCTTGGGCGCTGCTTTCTTGGGCGCTGACATCTTGGGTGCTGCTGGTGACTTCTTTGCCTTCTGGATCTTGCTTTGAAGAGCGATTCCACCTGCGGCTCCCACTGCTGCTGCTGCACCATAGGGATTAACCTTTGGCATGCGCTTGGCGGTAGTCTTAGCTACCTTAGCTACCTTAGTGGCCCCAGCGGATGCAACTCCCTTGAATGCATTGGCCTTGGCTTTGATCTTTCCTAGGCTGCGGGGAATGCCAGCCCTGCTAAGAGCGGACTCAACGCCACCCTTAGAGATGGACTTTGCCTTCTTGATTTTTCCGTAGGACTTGGCTCCACCCTTGATTAGGCGGATCCCTCCCGTAATTGCTGCTTTCGCTAGACTTAGTTTTGACATTATATTTTTGGGTTGTGTTAAATTAAACTTCTTCTTGTGGGGATAAAACTTTTAGTAGGTAATCATCTTCGATCATAGCGCCAATTATCTTGGCATCAGCACGCTCAGTACCCTCTAGGTTCTTCTCTAGGAGCAGGATTTTAGTTTCCCTGCACTCCTTGATAAATCCCAAGATATACTCGTACTGCTCGTAGTTAGATAGGAATGCAACTGCATCACTTAGGCTGTCTGTTTGTTTGACTGGCATTAGGATTCTCCTAGATTTTGAGTGTCAACGGAACCCATTGCAGCGGGAGCCGCACCCAAGCGTCCGATCTGTGCATTCTGCTGTTGAGCAACTTGCTGCTGATACTGAGCTGCGTAGTTCTGTAGGTTAGCCATGAAGCTAGGATCCGATTGGATTCTGCCTTGGATACCCTCTTGACTAGTGTACTCCTGAATTAGCTGCATAGCGATCTGCCCACCATTTGGTCGAGCACCCACTGGGATACCAGCGTAAATCTTGGTAAGGTCATCAGTGACATCCTTAGTCATCTCCTCCTGCCCTTGGCCCTCTGGCATAATAATCGCATCCGCAATACTTGGATCAATGGCATTCGCTGCGAATTGCTCCGCTGCTTGTACATTGAATGTATTACTTGGTGAGTTTCTAGCTAGCTCAAGGATTGCTGAGATTTTAGCCTTCATTGTTTCAGGGTCTTGGTTCTGAACATCAAAGGAGATATTGACATCAATACTCTCGTCCTCTGGGGACTTGTAGATAACTAGCTCGTCTGGGTAGCCAGTCACTCGGAAGAATTTCTCATCTGGTCCAAATACCAAGAAGGACTTGTATGCTAGCTTCAGGATACTGGAGCAGTGCGTAAGAAACTTATCGATAGTGAACTGCTGGCGCTGAAGGCTTAGCTGGCTATCCTCGTTGAGCCCAACTAGATCCATTGCCTCCTGCTGAACATACTTCTCTAGCTGGCTAGCAGCCCCCGATGTATTGGGGACATTCATGTACTCAAACTTTTCGTTTGCACGAACACCAATCCATGCACCAGCACCCATTTGAGCTGGTGGTCTTCCGACTGGATGTAATAGTGGGGGTGCAACGGCCAACGCCATTTGATCACTCCAACCATCACGGAGTGTCTTCATTTGCTTTTGGGGGCCACGAAGCAGGTCGCCAAAGGTGTTCACATCATAGATGCGTTTACCAGCGTTGCTCAGACGAGTTAAGATAAATGGATACTCATCATAGCCAGAGAGCAATTCGTTGCTCAGGTAGCCCGTAGTGAGCCTTGGATTCCACACTGTTAGGTAGATGCCCTCGGAGTTACTCTTCTCGTCGATGAGCCTACGGTAGGTGTATACAACCTCAATTAGATCCTTGGAGTCCACCATGCCAGACATGCCATAAGTTGATCCCCCTCGTGCCTGAGAGGATCGCAGCGAGCTGTATGTAGTCTGGTTCATGCCAGAGTAGTCAAAGCCACGGTAGTTCTCAATGAGATCCTCCGCAATCTCCGCATCCCATCCCTTGTTTTCTACGCAGTTCTCAATCTCTTGGGGAGTAAGGAACGCACGCATGTGCACACGGGGCGAGCGCTGAATGTCTGTTACGTACGCTGGAATGACAATATCAATGTCAGCGAACTTTGTTTCTACAAAGGGCCGTGATACATCCTTCTTGGCTACTGGGATCTTAGCTACTCCAAAGTCACGGAGTTCACGAAGGGCCTTCTTTGCCTTGGGGATATCGACATAATCAAACATGTCCGTCATCATTGCGATGGTCTCCTCGTCGCGATCCTCGTCCGCTAGTAGGTCATATAGCTCTGGTGCTGCTTCCTCGATTAGATCCAAGTTAAACTCTTCGTCGTGTGTTCTGGATTTAATTTCCCAGTCTACGTACGTAATAGCGATGCCCTTCTCAAGTAAATTGTTTGCTGCTGTCTCGCACTCCGAACGGAAGTCACGGATGTACGAGTTCTGCATGTACTTCAGGAAGGATGAAACTACTCCAGCCTTCTGCATGTCAGAGGATTCAGTTGGGTACGCACGGATGTTACTCTTGGTTAGTGCGTTCATCATGAGTCCCACATAGGTAGTGATGCACTGCTCGATGAGCCTTACTTCTGTGTCCGATGCACCGTCCCAAGGGAACGCTTGGTCCCCACTTTTAGTTAGCTGGCTATTCTTGCCCAGCCATTCGGCGTTACGATTGTTGTAACTATCTTGGCACTGGGACACGTACGCTGTGAGCTCAGTGACATCACTTTCGTAGTCACGCTTCAATTCGTTAATGTCTGGCTTGGATGTGACGTAGTAGGCTTCTAGCTCTTTATCTTCCATGGATTTGTGGATTATACCACACTCTTATTTGGTTAATCTGATCTTAATGTTGTTTAAAAATATGGCATACCAGTGGGAATCTCTGGCAATCATGTCCAGAAAATCATCCAAGGGTATCTCATCGTGTGTGCCGTGCTCACACCTATGAAGTATCTCCCAGTCCACAAAGGCACTTGAGTGCCTAGATGCGAACTTTTTTAATTCTTTGATCTCGCTGGAACTCACGCTTGTAGATAATTTCATGTCGGTAGAATTTTTCATTACTTTTCTCAATCTCCTGTGCCTTAAAAATCATCTGCGGACGAATGCTGGGTACGTGAGTAGAGGGGATTGCTACCCGAATCTTTCGGATGGGCTTCTCTAGTAATTTGCAGAACCAAAAGAGCCTATTGGGGGTAGTGTGCAGCGCCTGAACCCGAACAAACTTGGGCTCAATAATAGCATCATCCTCTTTCTCGAAGTAGCTAGCTATCTTAGCTACGCCGCTCTCAGTGAGTTCCTTGGTCTTCTCGCAGTAGTCCTCTGCATCGCAGAGCTTTTTGCGCAGTACGCCAATTTTGGGTGCTGTTACCCCGTATATTTCAGCTAATTCTTTTTGTTTCATTAGTATCCTCCTGTTGTTCTGGTCTGTTGAAAGTCAGTGTCCGTGTAGTGAATTGGTCCATCCCCAGCATTCGCCATTCGCAAATACCGAATTAGATCAAAGAAATCCTTCAGCGCCTCATCGGACTTACCCTGTGCGTTGTAGTTAATTAGGCTATCGATTAGATTCTCGCAGGAATCATGAATAAAGCACTTGGGCATATTAGCGGAATCCAGCTCGTAGTTTGGATTGTATGAGAACCATTCGTCTAGTGCCTGTATTCCAATTATCTCGTTTCTGCCATCCGAGGGAACAAAGTGAAAGTCGTACTCGGCAAAGGATCCAAATAGATCCAAGTTGTTTTCATTCTCCCTAGCAAAGTATCTTGAGTCCCCAATGCGCTCAAATACCTCAACGCCCATCTCCTCCTCTATCTCATCGAAGAGTGCACAATACCCCTGTACATCGTAACCTATCTTCTTGGCTGCTGGACCGTACTTCCATCTTTCACCGAACAACGCCCATTCCCCGTGGCTAGCTCGGTCTGGCCACTCCCTACTGATGTACACTTCCCCGAACTCATTTACCGCTGCCCAAATAGCAGAGAAGTTCCTTGCTCCTGCGGGGTCAACTACCTGATAGCAGGTGTACTCCGACTTATCCGATATGTCGGGGAACGTCATCCCGTTGACATTTTCCTCATCACCCAGCACCTGTACGTCCGTTGAGAACAGGGGCAGTAGGGATGTAATGCTCTTCACTGGGATACCGTAGGCACGCACACGAATCTCTTCCTCGGGGCGACCCATTAGATCCTTCTTGATCCGCTCGTATCCTCCAAAGGGGTTCTCGTCGGAGTGAAGGTACACGATGCTTGCGTCCCTAAGTGGGGAGTATTGTACCACTGGAACCTCCTCATTGCTCAGGAGTTCTGCGGGGCGTGTAGCTAGGGTCCTGCAATTCTTTAGGTAGTCCGCAATGAAGGGCGTGTATCCGTCGATGGGAGTAAACCCCAAGAGCATCTTGGAGTTCAGCGTTGCCAATCGGAAGCGCAGGGTATTAACGAGAGCAGCGTCCCCTAGGTACTCGTCAAGCCACGCACCAACGTTGAGGGCGGGGTTACCCTTAAAACCGAACTGGAAGCCCTCTAGGATGGTCTGGTTGTTACTGAACTGCGTGTACGTCTTGAAGTCCACGCGGGTCCTAGTGTCTGGAAAGATAAATGAGGATGCCGTGAAGCCATTCTGCATAGAGAAGTTAATGTAGCCCTCAATGCTCTTGGTCTTCTTCTTGAACTCCTTGGGCATCATATCCCATATTGCCGCTTGCTGCACCTTAATGGATGTATCTGCATTCTGCGAGAAGCACACAACGTGACCATCTGTGTTCTGTGTCACGGCCTCCATCACTAGCTTGGCGCACCCCGTGGTTTTACCACTGCGATTCCCACCCAGTGCCAGCACTTCGTTATACTCCTGCACACCACTACGAATCCTTGCCCAACCATCTAGGTCGAAACCATGCCGAAGTGGATCCTCCTGTGATGCCCGTATAAGGCCCTCACGTGCCCTGTGAAGCTCTTCAAGAACACTGGGGTCACTCTGCCCTAGGATAAGGATCTCCTCGTCCGTAGGGGCCTCTATGAGGGGATGCGGTGTAAATACTAATTCCATTACCTAAAATAAATCCACTAGGAGCATTAGGGATGCGATGGAGCAAAGGAACCAGAAGGTTGCAACTGTAAAGTAAAATATAATGGGATTCATGATTTGGGCTTGGTTTTTTTTGACTTGGTTTTTTTTGACCAATCGATATCATCGTAGTTCTTACGCTGCTTCTCTTGGTTGTGTCCCTTGCGTGGACCGCTTCCCTTAGTGCTCATCTGCTTCGACCATATCGTTGCCAATTTGATAGAATGCTTCACCTATGCTCTTTGAGTGA